GAGGATGTCACAAACATATCGAATGTCATCTGGGGGAAACGCTCACAGCCGATACACAGTGTATCGAACGCATCCGAACCGTCCGTTCTCGCCTGAAGCTGGTCTTCTTCTGTCTCTGCCAGCTTTTCACCCCGCTTGTCTTTGCCGCCGTTGTACACGCCTGCAGTCTGTACGGAGATAAGCAGGTCTTCGTTGTTCTGTTCGTTGAAGAAGGGGATGAGCTTAGCCTTTCCGGCAAACATACGGTTGAGGAGCAGCCACTTCTCGATGTGCTTCATCGGGGGACCTATATAGACAGAACGTACCTCCCAACCTCTGTCCTGGAAAGCACGCTCGATGACGTAATGAAAGTCTTCGTCATTGACCGCATAGTTTGAGCCTAAGGCCGTACTGTCGTAATAGAATATCACTTCCTTGCGTCGCTGGTGTCGGTAATACTTGCAGAAGTCATCCACCAGGGCCTCGAGCTTACGTTCATACTTTACCCAGAAAGATTTAATCACCTTCAGCCGGTTCCGGTCCGGCTGGCCGGCTACCAGCCAGTTGATGTTGGCATTAAAGTCAAAGGCGATGCAGATGGGCTTATCCCTATCGAGGTCAGCATCCATCAGGCAGGAAGGCTCCTTGATTTTGTCGAACTGATATTCCAGGCTGTCCAGGTAGCTGAAGTCAGTCGCATTGTATTTGTGCCCCTCTGTCATGCTGGAGTAGAAGCCGTCTCGACTGATACCGATACGCTTGCACAGGATGGCCGTCTGAAAGGTAAGTGGGGGAAGGTCACGCTTCATCTGATTAATGAATGCTTCACCCAGCAGCTGCATGTTCTCAATCGTGGAGAACTCGCGGTACAGAACTGCCACAGAACCCATGCGGCACACGTCACGGTTCAGGGTACGCAGATAATCCTTCAGGTACAAAGGAACCGGTTCTGATTTAGCCTGAATGTCGCGGATGCGTTTCTTTGTCCGCCAAATCTCATGTACTGTCGCCTGGATGACTTCAATCAGCTCCGGGTCGCACTTCTTTTCGTAGTCCAGGAACCAGGAACCTTTCTTTGTGACCGGCATATCGGAGGTAATCAGCATGCCATGGTGGAAGTAGTGATGGCCGAAATACTGCTTGTTACCACGGTTTGCCGGAAGAGTCTCGTCTTTCAGCTGCTCGAAGTCGATGTACTTTGCTTCATCAATGTCCAGGTAATCCAGTGAAAAGGAGTTGGATGTTCCGGAACGGTCCTGGCTGATGATGTAACCTATCGAGCCGTTGTAGAAGGAAATGACATTCTCCCAGTTGTCGGGCTGGAAGATGGGTTCACCCCATCCCCAGGACTTCGGCGGTTTCTTTCCGATAGTCCAGTGTACGTCGCGCTTGAACCCCCAGCGTTGCCAGTGAATCAGCATGGACGGGATGGTATTGGTGAGGGCACGCTTACAGTTGGCTGCCACAAAGCCTGTGATGCTTCCTGGCATGCGCTGCATGTTGCGCAGGTTGATGGCGGCATGAATCGGACCTTTCCCCCAACCACGTCCGGCACAAAGCACTATGTCTTTTGCCGGGGTGAATAGGACCTGCTGCTGGGTGTCATGGAAGTATTCTCTCATGGTTCGGGTGCCTCCTGTGATTTTTTAGGGTTGAAAATGTCGTCTTCGTTGAAGTCGGCATCCTCAAACTGGATGTCCTGGACATCCTCATTCATGTACTGCTTTATCTTATCCGCAATGCGCTGCCGGATGTTCGGTATCGGTTTAATTCCGATAATCGTCGGGTCGCTGTCCGGCTGGAAGGGTTGCACTACAATCTTGTCGTAGCCTAAATCCTTGGCATCCTCCTTGTCGAGCTGCATGTACTTGGCGTAGTAGTTGTCACAGGCGGCCATCGCCCGGGCGTCCTTCATGCGCTTGGCCATTTCGTAACTCTCTTCGTTGCGCTGGATGAAGCGGTAGCGATGGTAGTCCTTGGTGGCCTTGTTCAAATCTCCCAGCAGGTATTTGATGATGCGGATGTCTTCGTAGGCAGCTGACTTCTGTATCTGGTATCGCTTCTGAAGCTCGAGCACTATTTCCTGTTCCCGTATGCGCGGGTACTGGAGCCAGTAATTATACATGTCCCGAAGCCGGAGCAGACGCTGCTGGATGACTTCGGGAATGTTACGCTCTCGCATCTCGTCGACCGAGGCGAAGAGGTTTTCTTTGGCAATATCAATCGTTGCGGGTAATGGCATAGTTATAAATCTTCGTCGGAATCCATGTCACGGATGTAGGAACCCACAAGCTGCACCGCCAGCGGGCTTCCGGCTTCGGCCAGCTCCAGCTCGTTTTGCCGGATCTGCAATGCCCGTTCGGCTTTCCCTTTGCGGTAGGCTATGCTGGCCGGATGGGATTTGTCGGATATGATTTCTCGCAGACGGCGTTCGTCTACGTCCATCAGGACTGCAATGTCTGATACCGGGGTGAGCATCGTGGCAAGTTCTTTGATTCTGTCAATCTGTGCTGAAGTGAATTCCATTGAGGTGTATGCTACGGGTATTAATAATCTCTGAAAACTGGTCTCGTAAGGTAAGGAAGATGTCGGGCTGCGTTGTGATCATCGCACATTCGGTCCGGTTTCCTCGCGTCTGGTTCTGGCTGGTAACGACTGTAACCATCCAGTGGTCGTTCTCGATAAGAAGTACCTTGGAGTGATTCTCTGTGAGGTACACATCATCGAATACGGAAGACATAAAGGTGTACAGATTTACAGTCTTCTTAGCTGCCTTCAGGTCGGCCATCAGGACAGAGTGAAGAATCAGCTGCCGTTTTCGGAGGGAGAACAATCTGCGCAAGAACTCCTCGGAAGTAGAGAAGGTGGACACGTAGACTTTAGCCGGTCCGGTCTGTGACAGGATGAACTCGAGGACATCAAAAAGCTGAAGCCGGTTATCCAGGTACGCCTGTAACGGCACATCGGATAACGGCTTCAGCAATCGGTTTACATGTTTCATGCTTTCAACCCTAATTCACGTAAGGCATTCACTTGGTCTTCTCCTACGTTGTTTCCGGTGGAGATAAGAAAGTCGTATCTCTGCTGTACTTTGGCCAGCAGCTTCTCGTACTTCTCCTGGTCTCCGGATTCCTTCAGCTCTGCCAGTTTCTTCTTGTTGTCTGATAGATAGCCGCGGGCTGCACTGACTTTTTTGGCCATTTCAGCAGGGTCTTCAGGTGATTCACCTTCTGCACCGCCGGCACCCTGAGTGTCCGGATTGAAATGGTCGTACTTGTTCATGTTATCCCGATATCTGGCATCCAGCTCTTCCAGTTGCTTCAGGTATTCGTACCTGTCGCATGGAAGAGCATCCTTCATGGTTTTCAAAGTCTCAAAAGTCTGCTTCAGGCGGAAGTAGATGTCTTTGTTGTCTTCCCACAGCTGACGGATTTCTTCGGGTAGTGAATCATGATCCGCGCGTTTGCCTTTGGCAATGGTCGCTTCTTGCGGTGTGTCGTCGTCGGAACTGATTTCAGGCTGGAAGGTGGCCAGTGTTTCAGCTACGGCCGGAACCAGCTCTTTGTCCATCTTGACCACGTCCTGAATCGTTTTTCGGTCCAGGCGAATGGCCAGGTGTTTCTTCAGCTCATATTCAATCTTACTCGCAAACTTCTGCGGATTGTGGGAAATATTCTGATAAAGGATGCGGTTACGGGTCAGCTTGAGCACCATTTCCGCACCTTTCATCAGGTCACGCTTGGCCGGCTCCGTATTGAGCCAGCCTTGCATGTTTATGGTTAACTGTTCATCTATGTACATAACTGTAGCCTCCTATTATTATCCACCCGGAAGGATTGCGCTACCATCCGCTCCGGAGATATCGCCATCTTCTGTTTCGATTTTACCTGTGTAGAACGGTGACGGGCAAATGTCCGTACACTGTGCCGTGAGGGTAGTTCCTGCTGTACCTGTTTCTCCTTCGCCGGAGGTCTGGGAGATTGTTGTATCAGGATCATAAGCTTCTGAACCTACCACGCGAAACTTTCCGTTACGCTGCTGGCACAGATAAATCATCTCATCATTATTTGCCTGTCGGCAAAATCCTGATGCTTCTTCGTCTGTACCGGCATATAACAATGTGGCTTTGTTAAGAATCGTTTTGGAAGGCTTTTCACCTTGTGAATCAGAGGCAATGTTGGATTTGGTAGTCAATACCTCCAGGTACTGCCATTTCTTGTCTGCCGCCAGCACAAAGTCGCCTTCGTATGTGGCTAATGCAGCCATGCTCTCCGCTCCGTCAATGTCAGGAAGTACCGGCCATTTTTCAATCCAGCTTTTCGGAATGAAGAAAACCTTACGTCTGATACCTGGCTGCGAGGTCTGACCTGGACACCAGGAAAGGGATTCGTACATCCCTTTGCTTGTACAATCTACTGCCATAATTTACCCTCCTATGCCAGCGAGAACCGGAGTTGTACCGTCGATGGTACCCACCAGCAGACGCTCTTTAGAAATTGTTTCAAATTCAGCACCAAAAAACATGGTAGCAACAAAGTCAAGTTTGAATGGATGATGCTTTTCTACCAGAATCGTTTCCTTATCAGCACCATTACCGTAACCAACAAGCATATTACTTTTTGTAGTAAGGTGAATGAAAGCGGAACCGGCTTTGTTAGCCAGGGGAACCAGCTCACATCTATTGTTAGAACTTTCGAGAAACGTCTTCTCAAATGACGTATTATAAGGGACATGGCCAACGGTAGCCTGATAATCGTCTACATAGTTGTCATAAACACCCTGAGGAATAAACAGTTTAGTTTGAGTTTCTCGCAACACAGGGTCGGCAGCACGGTAGAATTCCTTTAAAACATCAACGGCGTTGTCTTTGCTGATGGCCTCGATAGTAAACATGTTTTTAAGGTCTGCAGAAATCTTGGAAGCGTCCATTTCTGTTTTTGTGATGGTATCAAAACCATTAAAAAGGTCTTTTGATTTTGTTCCACTCTCATTACGTTTAGCAGACCATAAGACAGCATTAAGATTAGCACCGAGTTTAGCAGAAAGGAAAGCAAGAACCTGACGGGTGATGTCGACATTCTTTAAAGCTTCCCCCTTTGAAATCAAGTTGCCATAAACTGTTTGCCATACAGAGTTCGGGGAAAACTTTTTCACTACGCTACCTAAGAAAGTCTCTAATGTACGCGGATCAATGGATACACCATTTTCATCAACACGCCCTTCATCATACGGCCCGAGTTCAATGTCACCATTAACTTCACCTACAGTCTCTTTCCCTATAACACCAGGTCTCTGAGACATGTGCTGCAAAGTTGAAGCCATGGCAAGAACAGGCATCATAAGCAATTCTTTTCTATACTTGACAGCCGACTTGGCAAGCTGTTCATCAGTAATCTGTACGTAACCTTTTGTATCTGCCATATTATAACAATTCTTTTACGTTGTTGAACATTTCTTGTGCTGTGTTGAACTTTGTGAGGTCATCATCCTCACCTTCGTCACCATTAATGTGAGTGGTATCTTCACCATCGGTCTTTTTCAGGTTCTCATTCTGCTTTTTCAGCTCTGAAATCTGATTGTCTTTATCAGAAGATTCCTGTTCCAGATTGGTGATGCGGTCATTGAGGGCCTTGACCTGTTCTTCGGTAAGCGTTACCTTACCATCCTTGTCAACTTCCACACCCTCGATTTTCAAGATGGAATTGACTTTCTGATAATCCTTTTTCATTTGTGTTGTTGAATGATTGAGTGGTTTATTTTGTGCCTGTGGAGTATCCGGCTGGTGTCCCTTGAAGAATTTGTTCACGAAATTGTTGAACCAACTGGGCGCGGTTTCTGCTTCCGGACTTTCGGTCTTGTCCTCCATCGAAGGCAATGCCGGAAGATGGAACATATTGAAGCGGGTCTTCATGGCATCGTCGAAGTTCAGTTTTGAGCCGTCTTCTACGATTTCGTCAATGAATCCGTATTCAAGTGCTTCCTGGGCAGTAAGCCATCGTCCTTCTTTCAGGATTGGAAGAATGTCATCTACTTTTTTCTTGCACTTGTTGGCGTAGAGGTTGGCCAGCACCAAGTCCATTTTGTCATTCTCCAGCTTGTTGGCCTTCAGGTCGTCGATAAGCTGCTGAATCTGGTCGGCGTTGTAGTTGCCCCAGGCATCCACCCAGTTTGACACCTTATGAATAAGATAGAATGCATATCTGGACATGCAGGTTTTCTTGGCACCGGTAGCCAGGATGGTAGCTGCGCTGGCCACGTATCCATACAGGTAGCAAGTCACGTTGCCGTGATCAAGAAACTGCTGCCGGATGTCGAGCGCATCGTCTACCGAGCCACCGAGGGACGAAACACGCACATTGACAGGTTTGTTTTTCAAACCTGACATCTGGCTTCGGATATAGTTCTTTGAATATCCCCAAGGACCGATGTGTGAATCAATACTAATACTATAATCCATGTTGTCGAAAATTAGTCTACGCAATATTATACCTTATATATATTGCATAAAAAGACTCTAATCTAATATGGCAAGCATCGGAATAGGGGAGGTCAGGGTTACTGTGACGGTAACACCTGCCCGTCCACTGGCTGCGGACGGAAAAGTCTCTTCGTTTTGTATGACGGGGTAGGGCTTTTCGGATGAACCAATCAGGAACTGGGAGCCGGTGACGGTTGTTACCTTGAAGCAGAACTTTTTGGCACCAGGTAGCAGCTTCTTTGACCGGAACATGGTGAGTTTGGTGGTGAAAATGCGTTGTTTGTTCTCGATTTTGTCGGAAATCTCGACTGAACTCAGCCCGATGGTTGAAATTGGGCTGAATTGCTGGTAGACATTCAGCCATACTCCCCGGTCGGCTATGATGTCTGAATGCTGAAGGTGATAGGCCTCGATGCATTCTACTTTTCTAATGTTCTGAATCAGATGTACCATGATTATCGTTATTAGATTATGTGTGTTCGGTGTTGTTTGGGTTTGTACAAAAACGGCCTACTCATCCGAGTGTTTTCTGGTTAAAGAACCTAAAAAGATACCTCTCCGGCTATAACTGGTCCTCAT